TCATGTTGGAGAAACACTTGATGTTGCCGAAATGTGCGGAGTCGTGGAAAAAGGTGGCGCTTGGTATACCGTGGACGGGGAAAGATTACAAGGAAGAGCAAAAGCAGTGCAATACCTTCGTGATAACCCAGAGGTAGTTAAAAAGTTAATAGGTGAAGTAAATGCCAAATCTTAATGAATTTTTTCACAAACCAGAACTTATTCATAAATCAGAGTTAGAAAAAATTCATGGGATAAAGCCATGTTCAAAATGTGAAGAAGACGCACAGGAAGCCTTTTGGGATCCAGTCACAATGATACTTGCATGGGAATGTCCTAGTGGTCATGCTAATCAGATAAAGATTAACTAATGTCTGAAAGATCTGAGGCTAAACGAGATGGCGCAAAACAACAAAAGAATAGCGGACGTGGTGATTATCAGAAGGGTGACGCTACGTGGAAATCTTTCGTGGTGGATTATAAAGAATACGAAAAGTCGATCTCTATCTCGCAAACTATTTGGGCTAAGGTTTGTACAGATACTTTTAAAGTTAGTAGGGATAAGCATCCTGTACTCAAACTCATCCTTGGCAAGGACAATAGCAAAACGAGGCTTGCAGTAATTGAGTGGTCTCTATTAGAACAATTAATTGAAGAATGGGAGAAAAAAAATGTCTAGTGGTAAAAGAAAAAATAAGCATCCTTTTAATCCAACACAAATTAAAAACGGTAGAATTGTTAGGCTTAGAAAAGATGGAACCGTAAAGGCCGATCTTGGCCCATACAAGGTAAAACAAACAAAGGCAAAGTGATGAAAGAAATATTGTATACAACATTAACTGGTATTGCAGTAGGTGGAATATTTAGTATCTTTAAGCTTCCAATTCCAGCCCCACCAGTATTTGCTGGTCTAATGGGAATCGTTGGACTTTGGATTGGATATGGAATAGTACAGAGGTTTATCTGATGACTACATTCATGTTTGGATTAATGATCGGTTTTGTTGTTGGCTATGCAGTTGGTTTATTTATAGATAAATTAGATAAGAGGATAAAAAATGGCGGAAGATAGAAACACACTTGAATTAATAAGTTCAATAACAGAGTTTAATGATCTTCATGAGTATATGAAAGATGACCAGCTAGATAGATCTCTTGCAATAGTAGTTAAATTATTAATGAATCCAGATGTTCCAGCGGCCAAAGCTCCACATCTAATAATTGAGTTACAAGCAATGTCGACAAAGTTTGCTATGATGGCGTCAGTATATTCAACAATTGCAAAAGATAAAGCTGGAACAGTTAATAATAATAAAAAGAATATATATTATTCAGCAAAGGAGTCGATAGACAAACTTGTAGATGCTCTCAAGTATGTTGTTCGTTATAATGGCTAAAGAAATAGTAAAGAATTTAAAATTTAAAAAGTATACTGGCAAGTTTGATATAGATGAATTTGCTAAGATGCTTGACGATGCATATTTAGCAACTAAGAGGCCAGACGGAGAAATGACAAAGAAGTCGTTTAGCCCAAGCAGTTTTGGTTATGGTCATGGTAATTGCCCTAGATATTGGTACATGGCTTTTAGCGGTGCAAATTTTATTGATAACAATGGTGCTCAAGCAGTTGCAAATATGGCATATGGAACACAAGCGCATGACAGATTGCAAAAATTAATTTCAAATCAATCATCTGATTTATTTAAACAAAACTCTTTAAAAGAAGTAAAAACAGAAGTAGAGATTACAAATGAATATCCTCCTATTCGTGGATTTATTGATCTTGTAATTAATTGGAACGACGAAGAGGTTCTCGGTGAAATTAAAACTGCAAAACAAGAAAGCTGGGATGGAAGACAGGCAGAGATGGCTGCTTCTACTAATCATCAACTTCAACTTTTAACATATATGAAACTCCGTAATGTTAATGAGGCATTCTTTTTATATGAAAATAAAAATACTCAAGAGATACTTTTAATTCCAATTCAGATGAATGAGAAGAATAAAAAAATAATTGATGGCTTGTTCGACTGGCTAAAAGTTGTATGGGATAACTTTAAAGAAGGAGATCTACCAGTTAGACCATTTATTAAAACTAGCTATTCTTGTAAAAATTGTCCCATTAGAAAAGATTGCTGGAAGGCTGAAGAAGGCACAGTAGAAATAGAGGCTTATGAAGCATCATGATTTGCTCTAATCAGACGTGTAAAAAAGAGTTTGAGCCTAAAACACATAATCAAAAATACTGTGTTGCAGAGTGCTGTAGAATTGAAACTAATAGAAGGATCATGGAAAAGTATTATGAAAATAAGGCTATTAAAAATGGTGCTGCTAGGCCATGCAAAAAATGTGGTGCACAACTAAGCAGATATAACAAAAATACTTTATGCTCGTCTTGTCATCGTACTACCGATTTAAACATTAAAAATAAAATTATAGGTATGATAAATGACATTAGCTAGTTTAGTTAAGGTTAAGGCCAACAGAGTTTTAGGTATAGATGCGTCTACAAACTCGGTTGCTTTCTGTCTTATGGAAAATGATAAGCCATTAAAATGGGGAAAGATTGAATTTAATGGAGCAGATATATTTGAAAAAATATATGATGCTAAGGTTAAAATGCATGCCATGCTCAATGAACTTAAGTCAGATTATATTGCAGTTGAGGGTGCGGTACTTGTCAGATCCCCAGATGCTGTGATAAAATTATCCTATGTCTATGGTGTTGTCATTGCTGAGCTCATGTCTACTGGCGCTAGTGTTATTACTATATCTCCTACATCTTGGCAAGCACATATTGGAAATAAAAACCCAACAAAGCTGGAGAAAGACACGCTTAGGTATGAAAATCCAGGATACGCTGACTCATGGTATAAAAATAAAATGAGACAAATTAGGAAACAAAGAACTGTTGATTACTTTAATAAAAAGTACGATCTTTCTTTAAATGATTTTGATGTTGCGGACGCATTCGGCATAGCACATTATTCAAACACGGTATTAACAAAAAGATGAAGTTATATCAAAATAAAGATTGGCTATATAGAAGATATATAGTACAAAAGAAAACTGTCACCGAGATAGCGACAGAATGTAATGTCTCTGCTATGACCATACAGAGATACTTAGAACAATTTAAACTAATAAAAAGGCGGTAGTTGTGGAACCAGTATTTGAAGATGTAAAAGATTTTAGCTGTCAAGACTTATATTTACTTACAGTGGGAACAGAAGCAGGTAAAGAAATTTGGGAGTCCTGTCATGAAATTGCCCATATGCTAATTAAAAAGAATATTGCATACGGAAATTCAGCCTTAGACCCTGTTCGTATATTTTCAAAGGCGGGACCAAGAGAACAACTTCATGTCCGTATTGATGATAAATTAAATAGGCTTATGAAAGGCACAGATTATCCAGGAGATAATGATATCGATGATCTAATTGGATATTTAATTTTGTTAAAAATAGCTAAAAATAAACAATCGGATTGATTTTTTAGTCAACTAGAAGTATAATATATTAATGAGCGAAATAGAATTAGCAGAGCGCTTTGACAGAATGAATAAGGTTGTTGAAGAGCTATTAAAGGGGAACAACCCCACTCAAATTGCCACAGCAACAGGTCTTCAAAGAAAAGAAGTTCTTGAGTTAATAGAAGACTGGAAGCAGGTAGTACATAACGATAGCAACATAAGAGACCGTGCTAAAGAGGCTATCTCTGGTGCTGACCAGCATTATGCCATGCTAATCAAAGAGTCTTGGAAGACCGTAGAAGACGCAGATCAAGCAGGTCAATTAAATGTAAAGGCTACAGCATTAAAGTTGATTGCTGACATTGAAGCAAAAAGAATTGGTATGCTGCAATCTATAGGTGTTTTAGAAAATAATGAATTAGCATCTCAGCTTGCAGAAACTGAAAGAAAGCAAGAAATTCTTGTTAACATATTAAAAGAAGTTACTTCAACATGTTCAAAGTGTAAACTAGAAGTTGCTAAAAGACTATCTCAAATTACTGGGATAGTTGAACCAGTTGTAATAGATTCAGAGCAGGTAAGTGGAGCTTAACTTTAATGATCTTATAGATATACTCGACGGTGAAGAGTTTGATGAAAAGCCTGTCGATCTAAAGACATTTGTTACACATCCAGACTACCTTGGATTACCGCCTTTATCTGAATATCAATATACATTAATTGAAAAAGGTTCACAGATATATAAAGAGTCAACTCTGATCAAGTTGTTTGGCGAAGAAGAAGGAACTCGTAGGTTTAAGCAAACTTGTACAGAAATTATTGCTCAATTAGGTAAGGGTTCTGGAAAAGATTATACTTCAACAATATCCGTATCATATATAGTTTATTTACTATTATGCTTAAAGGATCCAGCAACATACTACGGTAAGCCACCTGGGGATACAATTGATATTATTAATATTGCTGTTAACGCACAGCAAGCCAACAACGTATTCTTTAAAGGATTTAAAACACGCATAGATAGATCGCCATGGTTTGTTGGAAAGTATGATCCTAAAGCTTCCGAAATTAGATTTGATAAAAACGTAAACGTGTATTCTGGACATTCTGAAAGAGAAGCGTTCGAAGGATATAACGTTATTGCAGTTATTCTTGACGAAATTTCAGGTTTTGCTACAGAAAATACAACAGGTCATGATCAAGCTAAAACAGCAGATGCTATATACGATATGTATCGTGGATCTGTTATATCTCGTTTTCCAGATTTTGGTAAGATTATACTTCTTTCTTTCCCACGTTTTAAAAACGATCCAATACAAAAGTTTTATGATTCTGTAATTGCAGAAAAAGAAACTATAGTAAGAAGCAAGCTTTTAAAAATGGATAACGATTTGCCAGACGGAATACCTGGAAATGAAATTACTGTTGAGTGGGAAGAAGATCATATTCTTTCATATAAGATACCTAGAGTATATGCTTTAAAAAGACCAACTTGGGAAATTAATCCAACAAAAAAGATAGAAGACTTTAAAGTAGAATTTTATAAAAATATGCCAGATGCTCTAAGTCGTTTTGCATGCATGCCATCAGATGCCGTAGATGCATTTTTTAAATCTCGTGAAAAAATTGAAAAAGCATTCAATAAAACATATTATGCAGTAGACTCATTTGGTAGACTAGAAGAATGGTTTAAGCCAGAAGAAGGAAAAAAGTATTTCATTCACGTAGACTTGGCACAGAAACACGACCATTGTGCAGTTTCGCTTGCACATGTTGATAAATGGGTAAATATAAAAGTTACTGAAACATATTCTCAACCAGCACCTATAGTTGTGGTAGATGCCGTAAGGTACTGGACTCCAACGCCAGATAAATCAGTTGATTTTACAGAGGTAAAGGATTATATATTGGCAATTAAATCTAGGGGGTTTAATATATCTCTTTGTACTTTTGACCGATGGAATTCACACGACATGATGCAGCAGTTAAAACAATATGGTATTAATACAGAAACACTGTCTGTATCAAAAAAACATTATGACGACATGGCCATGGTTGTTTTAGAAGAAAGATTATCTGGGCCAAGTATTCCTTTG